TGTGTTACAGGATGCAAAGTATCCAACTAAAGCTGCAAAGTATTGGCAGTGTGTTAGAGAACAAAACGTATTCTTAGAAAACTTAATGAGTCTATCATTTGATGCTAGACGTAACGAAGTTAAATTAAAAAGATTACAAGAAAAATTAAAAACAGAAGAAGATCCATTAAAAAGAGAACTACTTCAAATAGACATAGATGAAAAAACTTATTCTGTAGCTAACATGCAACTTGTGGCACGTGACAGAATGAGAGAAATTAAATTATGGTCAAGTCTTAAAAAGGAGTTTGACGATGGATCGTTTGATACTCAAGATGTTAACAGACATCAATTAGATTCATATCATTTAATTATGAAAAACAAAGCAGAAACATTGACATCAGGTTCATCGCAACCAGAAGTGTTTAATGTACTAGGTCAATTACAAACTATAGAAAGAGTTAAAAAATCAGGAGAAATGATTTACAACAAGAAAGAACAATTGACCAATGACCTCGGAGCTAAAGAAAAATAAACAACTTTTATTTTTAGTAGCACAACCTAGATCGGGTAATACTTTGTTTACAAGTATTATGAATCAAAACCCTGAAATAGCATGCACACCTAACTCTATTACATTGGAGATAATGAAAGATTTGTTTTTGTTAAAAGATACTGATGTATTTCAAAACTACCCAGATCACAAATCATTAAATAATGTATTAGATTCTGTGTATGATAGTTATTACAAAGATTGGCCACAACCAATAATCATTGATCGTGGACCAGTAATAACACCTGGTAATTTTAAATTAATGCAAAAACATTTTAAACGACCATTTAAATGTATTGTATTATTAAGAGATCTTATAGATGTATTAGCAAGTTACATGAAGTGGTATACAGAAAATCCTGATTCATTTATTAATAAATTTGGATTACAAACTGATGAAGAAAAATTAATGATGATTATGAATAAAGAAGGTGCTGTTGCAAAAGAACTTGAGGCAATAAAAAATTCATATAACTATAAAGATATATGCCATTATATAAAATACGATGACATGGTAGCTAATCCAGAAAAGACATTTATTGATCTATATCAATTCTTGGGTATCAAACCATTTAAGCATAGCTTTCAAGACTTGAAACAGGTAGAAGTTAATGGTATGAAGTATGACGATACTATCGTAGGAAAGAATATGCATAACATAAGATCAGTAGTTAGAAAGGAATACAATCCTTACATAGAAAAAATTCCAGAAAGGATAAGACAGAAATATGGACACATCAGATTTTAATTTTATATTTTTAGGTCAGTCAGTGCTAAAGTATCAAGTGCCTGTTGATGTATATGATACTATCAATCATATTTATGAAACTAAATATCCTGAATTAAAACCTGCTAATAAACAATTAGTTGGTAAAATAGAAAAAGAACATAGTTTATTTTTTAATGGTGACGACAGTCCTAAGATGACTAAACATAATCATTTACCTGATAACGTATTAGGTTGGCTTGAATCAAAGTTTAGACATTATTTAAAATGGAATAAAGTTAACCAATATGATTTACATTTAAATTCTATTTGGGTTAACACAATGTTTCAACATGAATACAATCCAGTGCACGTGCACCAAGGATCATTGTTTACAGGATTGTCATCAGTTATGATTTTAAAATTACCAGAATCTTATGGTGTAGAATATTCATCACCTAATCAACCACAAAATGGTAGACTACAAATATTCGGTTCAGCTAGTGGACACTTTGCAAATGTAGACTATCAACCAGATATTAAAGAAAGAGACTTCTATATATTTCCATATGACATGAGACATTGTGTTTATCCATTTAATGGACCAGGGTTTAGAAGAACACTTGCTGCAAATATGGATGTGAGATATGACCCAATTAGAAATAGAGGAGTAAGTTAATGTACGAAAATAAAATTATAACAGAACCTAAATGGAAAAGTTGGATAGTTCAAACAACTACACCATTGTTTACACCTGAACAATGCAGACAGATTATTGCATCAGGTAGGGAACAAAAACCACAGACAGCACAAGTTGGTATGGGTAAACCAGGAGGTGGAACTGATACAAAGAAAAGAGTGACCACAATTAGTTGGATACCTTTTAAAGAAATGGGACACATGTATCAAGATCTAAATAACTTTATACAAAAAGCAAATGAAAATCATTTTGGTTTTGGAGATATAAGAATTACTGAGCAAGCGCAATTTACAGAATATCCAGAAGGTGGTTTTTATGATTGGCATATGGATTGTGATGTAAACATGCAGCACGAACCTCCCGTTAGAAAAATATCAATGACCCTTTTGTTAAATGATCCATCAGAGTTTGAAGGTGGAGATTTAGAACTAATGGCACCAGGTAAGTTTGCAGAGATGAAACAAGGACATGCAATTATATTTGCATCTTTTTTAAATCATAGAGTAAATCCTGTTAAACGAGGTGTGAGACAGTCTCTTGTTGTTTGGTTTGGAGGTAAACCATTTAGATGATAGCCGAAGGATTTTTTCCCACTCTTATATATGCAGAAGATGTAAATCTAGATACGAACCAATTAGCTAATGACATTGTTGCTTGGTCTAAACAAGACGAAGGTGTTAAAAAAACAAATGTAAATGGTTGGCATAGTCAAACCAATATGCATGAAATGCCTCAATTTAAACCTTTGGTAGATGAGTTATTTAAAATGCAACAGCAGATATACAAAGAAGAATGGTTAGATAGACAACCAAGATTAGGTAACATGTGGGCTAATGTAAATTATAAAGGTGGATATAATAAACCTCATATACATCCCAATAGTTTATTTAGTGGTGTATATTATGTGCAAACAGAACCCAACTGTGGAAAACTTGTTTGTAATGATCCAAGACCAGGGATACAATCTAATATGCCTATAAGAGTTAAAGGTCAACCACCAAAACATTTATGGAGAGAGGTGCATTTAGAACCAAAAGTAAACAGAATAATTATGTTTCCTTCTTGGTTGTGGCATTCAGTTGAACCAAATGAATCAAATAATATAAGAATATCAGTAAGTTTTAATTTTATACAAGATGGCTTTCAATAAATATCAAGTAATCAAAGGTGCAATAAGCTACGAGTTAGCTAACTTTGTATTTAACTATTTTCTTCTTAAAAGAGATGCAGTTAAATGGATGTATGATAACAACATTACCTATGATACAGGAATGCTTGGTACATGGACCGATGCGCAGATTCCAAACACATACTCACATTATGCTGATAATGTAATGGAGACTTTACTAGTCAAGATGCTACCAATCATGGCTCAAGAAACAGGATTGGATTTAGTGCCAACTTATTCATATGCAAGACTATATAAACAAGGTGATGAATTAAAAAGACACAAAGACAGACCATCTTGTGAGATATCTACTACTGTAAATTTAGGTGGTGATCCTTGGCCTATATTTATAGATGGTACAGGTGCTAATTCTGTCATTGATGAACAAAAAAATATACATAAACCAGACGCTCCAAAAGGCACGAAAGTCTTGCTTGAAGTAGGAGATATGTTAGTATATAGTGGCTGTGAACTCGAACATTGGCGAGAGCCATTTGAAGGTCAGGTTTGTGGTCAAGTATTTTTACATTATAACCACAAAAATGGTCCGTTCGCCGAGAAAAATAAATTTGATAAACGACCATTATTGGGTATTCCACCAATAAGGAATATGTAATAGAATGAGGTTATATGCTACAAAAAATCGGATTCCAACCTGGATTCAATAAACAGATTACAGAAACCACAGCTGAAGGACAATGGGTAGGTGGAGATAACGTACGTTTTAGATATGGTACACCTGAAAAAATAGGTGGTTGGTCACAATTAGGTGAGTCTAAACTTACAGGAGCTGCAAGAGCTTTACATCATTTAGTTAATAAATCAGGTAACAAGTTTTCAATCATAGGTACAAACAGAATTTTATACGCTTACACAGGTGGTGTATTTTATGATATTCATCCAATTAAAACTACTACAACATTATCGAATGCTTTCAGTACAACGAATGGTTCAGTAACGGTTACTTTAACATTTAGCACGGATCATAACATTCAAGAAAACGATATTATTCTTTTAGATAATTTTACAACTATTACAAACTCTAACTATTCAGCGTCAGACTTTGATGATAAAAAATTTATGGTAACAAGTGTGCCAACAGCTACCACTTTAACTATTACAATGCCTTCAGCAGAGACAGGTTCAGGTGCAACTACATCAGGTGGTATTAGAGTTCAACATTATTATCCAGTAGGACCCGCAGAACAACTACCTGGCTTTGGTTGGGGACTAGCTTCTTGGGGCGGAACTGTAACAGGTGAAGCAACTACAACTTTAAATGGTGGCATTAATGCGGTTACAACTACTATTGTATTAACAGACGCGTCTTTGTTTCCAACATCGGGTACAAACTTTATACAAATAGGATCAGAAGAAATTTCATACACAGGTATAAGTAGTAATACTTTAACTGGTGTTACAAGAGGGGTTAGAAATACAACAGCAGCAACTCATTCAAATGGAGCAACTATATTAAATAGTTCTGACTACATTGCTTGGGGTGAAGCAGCATCTGGTGACTTAGTTGTTGATCCTGGTTTATGGTCTATTGATAACTTTGGTGATAAAGTAATTGCACTAATACACAATGCACAAGTATTTGAATGGGACTCTAATGCAACAAACGCTGTAACAAATAGAGCAACTATTATTACAGGTGCACCAACAGCATCACGTGATATGTTAGTATCAACGCCCGATAGACACTTAGTATTTTTTGGAACAGAAGAAACTATAGGAACACCATCTACACAAAATGAAATGTTTATTAGATTTTCAAACCAAGAAGATATTAACACTTATCAACCAACAGCAATTAACACAGCAGGTTTTCAAAGACTAGCTGATGGATCTAAAATTGTAGGTGCAGTTAGAGGTAGGGACGCAATCTATGTTTGGACAGATACATCTTTATTTACTATGAGATTTATTGGTCAACCTTTTACATTTGGTTTCCAACAAGTGGGAACAAACTGCGGATTGATTGGACAAAACGCTGCATTAGAAGTTGACGGTGCTGCGTATTGGTTTTCAGAAAACGGTTTCTTTAAATACTCTGGTAATTTGGAGACTATGACTTGTTTAGTAGAAGACTTTGTTTATGATGATTTAAATACGACAGCTAACCAATTAATTAATGTTGGATTAAATAATTTATTTGGTGAGATTACTTGGTTTTACTGTACGGAAAGTTCAACTGTAATTAATAGATGTGTAACCTATAATTATATGGACTCAACTGCACAAAGACCTGTATGGACTACAGGAACTTTGGCAAGAGGTGCATGGCAAGATTCATCTGTGTTTGGTTTACCACATGCAACTAGTTTTACTGCAGATGATGATGCATCATTTGATGTTGTTGGTAATACTGAAGGAAGCACAATATACTTTGAACATGAAAAAGGAACTGATGAAGCATTAGCAACTGGTATAAATGTAGTTACTTCTAACATTGAATCAGGAGATTTTGATATTACAGCACAAAGATCTAGACAAGGCCAACAAACAGGTGTTGCAACATTCCAAGGAGATGGTGAATTTATTATGAAGATTAGAAGATTTATACCTGATTTTTTATCTCAAACAGGAAACA